GCCATTGATCCCTCTTGATGATGGCGCCTTCTTCGGAAGTCGGGTTCTGTTGGTACTGAGCCTCCCATTTGGAGACCGGAAGTTCGGCTTTGAGGGCCTCCAACTCCGCTTTTTTCCAAAATCCGGGCCAAAGAGGGTTCCCGGAAGGAAGAATTGCAGGGAATTCGATGACTTCCCACTCATCCGTGCCATCTTGGGCGCTCTTTTTGATCACCTGCCCGGTCAGATCACGCTTGGACCACCGGGTCATCACCACAATGATGGCCCCGCCGGGCTGTAAACGCTGGCGCGGACCGGATGTGTACCACTCATACACCCCGTCATAGACCTCAGGCTTGCCTTGCTTGGCTTCCTGTTCGCTATGAGGGTCGTCAATGATCAGGATGTCGGCGCCCTTACCCGTCACGGCACCGCCGACACCAATAGCGAAGTAGTCGCCCCCTTGCTCCGTGTTCCAACGGCCTGCCGCTTTTGAGTCGGATGACAGTTTGGTCTGGAAAACCTTCTGGTAGTCATCCCCAGAGACCAAGTTACGGACCTTGCGGCCAAAACCGACGGCCAGTTCTGCCGTGTGGGCAGTCTGAATGATCTTCTTCTGAGGAAACTTACCCAAGAACCACGCCGGAAGCAGGTAAGAAGCAAACTCCGACTTGGTATGACGGGGAGGCATGTTGATGATCAGACGCTTCAGTTCCCCCGAAGCCACCCTCTCAAAAGCCTCTGCCATGATCTGATGATGCCGGCCAGAAATAAACCCAGGCCACATCTGCCTCACAAAGAACAGGAATGACTCCTGGCACCTCTGTACACGATCCATCTCCAGAAGAGCAACTATCTTGGACCGTTCAGCAGAAGGAACACGGTCCACCAAGGACAGGTAGCCTGCAACCTCTTGCTTCGTAAGCAAACTCACAGTTTCAGAACCCCACGGTCATCCACAACCCGAAGGGCATAGAACTTCCTGGGCTCTCGCACCAGTAAGCCCTCTTCTTCCATCCGACGGACCATCCTGTGAATGTTGGACCGTGACTTCATCCCCAAACCCATTGCGATCGTCTCGTACGACGGAGCAACCCCATGAATCTTGGAATACGCCCGGATGAAATCCAAGACGGTCTTCCACCGCTTGGTCAAACTGGCCTTAGGCCGCATCCTTCTTCCTCATCTCATACAAGGCTTCCTGAATCTCCCAAATCCACTTAATGGCCTCCTTGGAACGATCCTGCGCCTTGTCCCAATCCTTGTCCAACACGGCGTCATGCAACTCCTTTAAACACCGCTCTGCCCGCATCGTCGGATGCGCATAGTCCTTCAGCAACACAGTCTCAATCCTCACGTTATCCCTGATCACGTTTAAATGCTAACCTATGTTCGCGGAAATGGCAATCCCAAAATATATATACCCCCGGGGGGTGTGCGTTTGGGAGGACAAGGGGGGGTGTTTCTATTTTGGGGAGGATTGTTTGTGTGGAACACAGCGTACACGCGAGACGGGTGGTCACTCGCGCACAGCGGGGGGTACGGGCACGGTGGGGTCCGACCCTCCCGCCCCTGCATCGACCGCCGCCCCGGCGTGTAAACGTCCACCGGTGCCGGTGCGCTGCGTGGATGCGATCAGGCGCAAGTGCCCTTGCAACTCCCTGCGCAGTTGGTCCGGCGTGACAGCCTTGGGTGCATCTGCCTGCACCGGTGTAAACGCACCCGATGCTTTGCCCAGGCCTTCGAGGGCCCTCAGCCTGGAGGATTCAGACTCTGCGGTCTGCACCATGTGCAGCAGACTTTTGATCACATAGCGCCTTGTGGCCTGCACGTCATCCGTCAGCGCTTCCACGGACTCAGCCCAGGCCTGTCCGACCATCGCCGCAATCCGTGGATGCTTGCTTAGACGGTGCGCAGCAGCGGCCACGGTGCTGTCTTTTGCTTTCGTGTTCGGGTACGCCTCCCGATACGCTTGCTTAAGTGTCTTTCCCTCTATGAGCCCCTGGGCAAATGCGACTTGACTGGGCGTCAGGGCTTTCTGTCTTGGTCCACCTGCACCCCATGCTTTCCCATCTGCCCTGGCTCTTATCTCTACGGCAACCGCTGCCTGTTCGCCTTCGGCTAATTCCTCAAGGGAGCCGGCGCCCAGTGCGTTTAAACGTTCGAGCAGCAGCGCATCCTCATCAACCCGACCGTTCGCCGCATCCACTTCCCGCTCCGCAGCCGCGAGCGCGGCCATCAACTCATCACCCGTCACCCGTGTCATTCAATCCCCCTATCAATCGGACCGCGCCGATAGTGTTCGCGCCAATGGTATCCCCTGGACCGATAGAAAGCAAGTTATCCACAGCCCCGCAGTTATCCACATGTTATCAACATGCGGTACTTTTGCCACATTTTGCAGCAGTCCCAGGGCAGCCCTGTGGACAACATGTGCGAAACGCGATCTTGAGTGTGGATAACTTTTTTTGATACCAGGGCACCACCCACCCCATCAAATCGCCTGTAGGCCTTCCTGGCGCGTTTTAGCGGCATGTATGCAAACCCAGTACAGATTGACAGCCCACGCAATCCGTGCCACGCATGCGCGCGCGTCACACGCACGGGCTCACCCCATGAGCCGCAACCGGTCCAACATCACCCCAGGCCGCCCCTCTGTTGCTTGCTTGCACTAGTGCTGCAAAAACCTATTGCACAAGCCCGTTTACATAGGTACGCTCAGGGCTGGCGTAAGCCCCGCCCGAGACGGTCTCGGACGGCACAAGGGAATCCTATGTACCGCATCACCGACAACTACGGCACGAACCGCACCGCCTGGACCTGGGCCGGTGCCCTTGAGTGGCTTGCCTGCTGCAGCGACTGCGCCACGGTCCACAACCGTTTCACGGGCCGCCTGTTGGCAGGCCGCCATCAACCCAACTTCTAAGAGGTGACCACATGAACCGCGAAGACTGGCTGCGCGCCGCCATTGTTGAGATGGCGCCCCTAATCCAAACCATGACCGGCCACGCCGTGCCTGCTGCGGTGCGTGTTTCCTGCGCGCTGCCGAGCACGTTTACCCGCTCCGGGACCCTGGGCGAGTATTGGCCGCCCAAGGCATCCGCAGACGAGCACCACGAAATCATGGTGAGCCCGACCCTGGCCGATCCCGCCGAGGTGTTGCCCGTGCTGCTGCACGAGGTCCTGCACGCCGCCGTGGCGCCCACGCATACCGCAGCCTATGCCCAGGCCTGCACCGACCTGGGCCTTGAACCGCACGGACCGGACACCGACCCCTGGAACCGCACCCGCCCAGGCAAGTACTTCCAGGCCACATGGGGCCCGGTCCTGGCCATGATGGGCGAGTACCCCCACGCGCCCCTGTTGGCCGGCGTCAACAAGGTAAAGCAGGGCACCCGCATGCTGAAGTGCGTTTGCCCTTCCTGCGGATGGACCTTCCGCGCCACTACCAAGTGGGTCGACAAAGGCCTGCCGACCTGTGCATGCGGTGACGTGTTCGCCGCCGAGACAACCCAAACCAACCTGGAGATTTAAACCATGAACAACCTGATGACCCTGCCGATCCGTACCGTGATTGACGCCTACAACAGCATGACGGGCGAGAACCTGCCCTACACCGCAGCCGACAAGATCAAGGCCGCCACGTGGCTTGCCAACCAAGGGCACACCCCCGGCAGCCTGACCGGCGCCGCACCCAAGGCCGCACCGGCGCGCCCCGCAGCCGCAGCCCCGACCGCCCAGGTAGAGCAGCGCATTCTCAGCCTGGGCGCCGAGGTGCAGCGACTGAACGACACCCTGGGGTCATACATGCGCAGCACTTCCCGAGAGGCGGACGAGATCGCCACCCGGGTCCTGGACCTGAGCGACAACCTCAAGGCCGAGCAGCAGACCGCAGCCGGCCTGCGCGGCAGCGTGGCCACCCTCATTGAACGCATGGACGAGGCCGAGGCCCTGGCGCGCAAGGCCACGCAAGCCCCGGCAGCCCCCGCGATTGATGAGACCCAGGCCCGGGCCATCCTGGTTGACGAGGTGCGCAAGGCCTGGGCGCCCTTCCATGACGCCGTGACCGCAGCCGGTGCGCAGGCAGCAGTCGCAGCCCAGGCA